GAAGCCTATAATTCGACACCTTCAATTGAGTCACTAGTTCTGTCTATCAAAGAAAATAGAAGTCTGACGGAAACAGAACTAGAAAAATGCGAATCGTATCTTAAAGAAATAGAAGACGGCAAAAAAGAAGAATCTAAGATCGAATGGCTTGTAGACAAGACGGAACATTTTTGCCAAGAAAAAGCAATCTATAATGCAGTTCTTGGTTCAATTTCGATTCTTGATGGTAAAGATAAGACACATGATAAGGGTCAGATTCCCAAGATTCTCTCTGATGCACTAGCTGTCAGTTTCGACAGTTCCGTTGGCCACGATTATCTGGAAAATTCTGATGATCGTTATGAATTCTACCATCGAAAAGAAGAAAAGATTCCTTTTGATTTGGATTATTTTAACAAAATCACCAAAGGTGGTCTTCCTGCAAAGACATTGAATATTGCTCTTGCTGGCACCGGCGTTGGTAAAAGTTTGTTCATGTGTCACGTTGCTGCGTCATGTATGGTTCAAGGCAAGAATGTGCTATATATCACCATGGAAATGGCTGAAGAAAAGATTGCAGAACGTATTGATGCAAACTTGTTGAATGTCACTGTGGATGATTTGGTCAACTTATCTAAGGAAATGTATGACAAAAGAATCGCAAAGTTAAGGGAAAAAACTGTTGGTAAGTTAATCATCAAAGAATACCCAACAGCAGCAGCATCGGTAACACATTTTAGGACATTGTTGAATGAACTCAATCTCAAGAAAAGCTTTGTTCCTGATATTATCTTTGTGGATTACCTCAATATTTGTTGTAGTTCTCGCGTTAAGGCAGGATCAAATGTCAACAGTTATACCTATGTTAAAGCAATCGCAGAAGAATTGCGAGGTCTTGCCGTTGAGTTCGGATTACCTATTGTTTCTGCGACACAAACAACAAGAAGTGGATATACTTCTTCCGACCCCGGATTGGAAGACACAAGTGAGTCTTTTGGTTTGCCCGCTACGGCAGACTTGATGTTTGCATTGATTTCTTCCGAAGAACTGGAAGAACTTGGTCAGATTATGGTCAAACAGTTGAAGAATCGTTATTCTGATCCAACACAATATAAACGATTCAGTCTTGGTATTGACAGAGCGAAGATGCGTCTATATGATGTTGAACAATCTGCACAAAATGATATTATTGATTCTGGTAATGACAAACCATTGAATACTTTTGGCAATAGAGAAATGAAAGCCAAAAAAGCCTTTGAAGGTTTTAAAGTATGATCTTGAACATAGACGATGCAATTCACTGTGCAAAAGTATTCAAAGATTACTTTGGTGAATTCAATCGTATCGATGAGTACATGCGAAATCAAAAGTTGGCATCTCTTTCTGAAATGCCAAGCACTCCTCTTTTTCCATTAGAAGATGATTTGTTTTCTGATTTCAATATGCATCCGTGGGACATGGACTTTGAAGTCTGTGAGATTCCAATTGATCAATGGGAAAATCTACTGAACATCACCAGTTCTCACATCAACATTTCTCCTGTTGGTCGCCAGGTTCGCCTGGCTGTCATCGAAAAGAACACGAAGAAGATTGTTGGTTTCATTCGCCTTGGTTCACCAGTAATTAATATGAAACCAAGAAATGAAATGTTGGCGCAGGTATTCACTCAACAACCAGAGTGGGCAAAACGATTCAACGATTCTGCAATGATGGGATTCGTAATTGTTCCTGCACAACCATTTGGTTACAATTATCTTGGTGGTAAACTTCTTGCAAGTATTTGTACATCACATGAAGTTCGTGAAATCGTCAACAAGAAATATGGCATGAACCTATGTTTGTTTGAGACAACCAGTTTGTATGGTAGTACAAAGACAGTTTCTCAATATGATGGTATGAAACCATTCATTCGTTTCAAAGGTTTAACTGATAGTGATTTTGTACCACTTATGCATGGTAAACCTTACGAAGACCTGAAAGAATTTGTTGAAAGTAAAGTTGGAGATATTGTTGATCCGGAATCATCAAGTAAAAAACTAAAAACAACAATGACAATCATTGCTATGACTAAAAGTGCATTAAAGGCTGATAAAGACGCATTAAGTGACTTTAATGATACAATAAGTAAAGCAAAGAACCTGACAGAACAGAAGAGATACTATATCAGTGATTATGGTTTCAAGAACATGATCGATTACGTCAACTGCAAAACTGATAAACTAATTCCTGGTGAAAACCATGAGAAACACTATCTTGTCAATTTGATTCGTTGGTGGCAAAATAAGGCTGCTGGTCGATATGCAACATTACAAACGGAAAATAAATTGAAAACTGATCTAGAGGTGTGGACTTCAGGTAAAGAGATACAAATCATAAGATAAATACTTTCATTTGGAGATAATAATGGCAGCTTCAGAAGGTGTTGATTTAGAATGGTGTATTGTTGAAAAAATGCGTATAAAGAATAACGAACAAAAGACATTTACAAAGAGTTATTCTAGTAAAATTTTAAAACAGGCCGACGAATGTGTTGACCATATTTTGAAATATGCCGGCAGAAACAAAATTGAAATTTGGCACTCTGATGATCCAAAAGGTCCATTCGGTTCGATTTATGCAAAACCAGAACCAAAAACCGATATTGTACTTAAAGTTGGTTCAAAACTTCATACAGTTTCGGTTAAAATGGCTGGTCCCGTTCAACTTGCATCTGGACAAGGAGCATCGTCAGCTGAACTATTTGAATCTGCAGCCAAACATTTGCATTCACAAAAAGAAAGTAAAGTTCTTGTATCCATTATTGAAGGACTGAAAAAGATGCCAACAAGATTGCTTTCAACAAGTAATCTGGCTCGTATAGAAAAAGAAGCTTCTCCCAAAGTTATGACAGAATTTTTAAAGAATGGTAAAATTATTCAAGATAAAAACTATGAATATTGGTTGGAAAATAACAAAGAAGCACTAATGTCATCTTTATTAAAATATGTTGAAAGTGACGATGACTTCACAACTGCATTATTGTATGAAGCAATGACTGGTGAAATATCACTTAAAAACTATAAAGGTGCATCAGCTGATAGTATTATTAGTCCTAAAGGTTTCCATGAAATTGATGGTCAATACGTTGAGAGTGTCAAAAGAAAAGTTAAATTTGACATAAGAGGAAAATCCAGAGGCGGAATAACTGGTGTTGCATTCAGAATTGATTTAACTCAGTAAGAGACTTATAAATGCCATTAAACGAATTCGACAAAATTTTAAAAGAATATAAAGAATCCGATTTCGATTACGGTTTTTCTGCCGTATCGGAAGAAGACTACAATTCAGTAATCAACAAAACAGAACAGACAGCTGAAGACTATAAAAAAAGACTAGAAGATATTGAGAAAATAATTGTGCCTCTCCTAAAGAAACTACATAGTACAGGCGACAAAGAATATATCTACTGGCCAAATCGCAAACCTATTATTGAAAAACAAATAGAAATTATATTGAAACTTACAAGAGGTTAAATTATGAGCGTGACTGTGATTATACCAACTACTGGTGCACCAGAGTTGAAAGATGCTATTCGTAGTGTACTGAATCAATCCTATGATACAAAGTGTTATGTTGTTGCGGATGGACCGAAATCGCATTCTAGAACAAGAATCATTTCAGATGATTTTTTAGATAGAAAAAACTTAACACGATGTTTTCTGCCACTTAATGTCGGCGAAAACGGATTCTATGGTCACAGAGTCTATGCAGCGTTCACTCACCTAATTGATACCAAGTATGTGGTTTACCTGGATCAAGATTGTTGGTTTGAACCAGATCATATCGAGAACTGCATCAAGACAATAGAAAAAAACAACCTGGACTGGTCCTATTCACTCCGAAAGGTGTGTACAAAAGATGGTCAATACATATGTAATGATGATTGTGAATCTCTTGGTAAGTGGCAAACATATCATGGTGTTAATCATATAGATACTAATTGCTATTGCATTAAAACTGAAGTTGCGATAAAATTAGCACAGGTATGGCATGGCGGTTGGGGTCAAGATCGTGTTTGGTTGAATGTGTTATCACAACATTTTCCTAAATTCGACTGCACAGGAAAGTATACTGTCAACTATCGTGTTGATGGTAATGCTGGTTCTGTTAATGCAGACTTCTTTTTGAATGGCAACAGAGTGATGAATGAAAAATATAATGGAGAATTTCCGTGGAGAAAAATTTAATTATCGGTGGTTTCACCAACTACGAAATCAATCAGTTAAAACCTTGGGTGTTGTCAGCAAAAGAAGTTGCTGGTGATAACGATGTTGTTCTAGTTGCAGGTAAAACAACACAAAAAACAATCGATTGGTTAAATGAACAAGGTGTCATTGTTGCTCCAATGGCTCATGTTGATGGTGTTCCAATCCACGTTTTGAGATTCTTATCAATCTATGAATATCTCAGAACAAACTGGGCAAAATATAGATTAGTTGTGACAACCGATGTGAAAGATGTTTACTTCCAAAAAGATCCATTTGAACACATTGAAAGAGAAATGACACCAGGTTCAATGGTTAAATTAATCGTTGCATCTGAAGGGCTTCGTTACAAAGATGAACCTTGGGGTGATGACAATCTGAAACAGTCCTATGGTCCATATGTTTATGAACAATTCAAAAACAATGTTATCTACAATGTAGGAACTTTTGGTGGCGTTTCAGAATATGTGAAAGATATGGTTTTCAATATCTTTACCAATGCAATCAACAGGCCAATTCCTATTTGTGATCAAGCAGTATTCAATGTTTTGATTGGCACACAACCTTTCAAAGATGTGGCGAGAGTCACAGTTGGTTGGGCTTGTGAAGCTGGCACTGTTGCAGATCCAACAAAGATTGAATATTTCAGACCAAATCTATTGTGTTATGAACCAGTCTTTAGAGATGGATTGGTTTTGACACATGATCGCCAAGTTTTCCCCATCGTTCATCAATATGATCGTGTTCCCGAATGGAAGAAATTCGTTGAACAAAAATATGGCCAGGAAGATGAATCTCAATTCTTTAAATATAGGACTTTATAATGGATGACGTTATTACATTTAATACTGAAACACAAGCTTTCACACTTCCGACCACAGCGTTCAAGTGTTCTGGTTACGGGCTTGGAGAGATGATCAAAAAAATGCATCATCCAAGAGTATTGGAAATTGGTTGTGATATTGGTGACACCACACAATTTTTGTTAGACAGTAATCCAGACTGTGTATTGACTGGTATCGATCCATATGTCAATTATGTTGATTGGAACGGAAACAACCTAAATGAACGCGAAGCAATCTATCAAAGATTTATGAATCGTTTGTTGGGATATAGTAATCGTTTTAATCTGTTGAGAGACTATTCAGACAACGTTGTCGATAAACTATTTGATGATGATTATCATGTTATCTTTATTGATGGTCTACACACTTACGAACAACTTACCAAAGATTGTGCCAACTTCTATTCAAAATTGAAGACTGGTGGTGTCTTTGCTGGGCATGATTACAATGCTATTCCAGGTGTTCGTAAAGCCGCAGATGAGTTTGCCGCCAAAGTTGGCAAAGAGATTCTTTTTACAGAATGTGATGTTTGGTACTGGATCAAATGAAAAATTGTATCGTCTTATCTGGTCAATATAGAACATTTGACCAAACATGGGAAAACATCAAAAGATTTATTGATTTAAATCAACTGGATGTTTATTGTCATCTTTGGTCTGACAGTCAAGAAGAATTCAACAATGTGATTGATAGATTGAACCCCGTAAGGATCAAGCTTGAGAACTATGAAACACATAGGGAAGAATTCGAAATGATGGAAAGAAGGATTCGCACTATGAATCCTAAAAATCCAAATCAAGATCGAATTGCTGGTAATGCATCAATGAACTATAGCCGAAAGAAGGCCTTTGATTTAATTGACGAAGAATATGATACACTGGTGTATTGTAGATATGATATCAAGTTTGATCAATTGTTCGATTTCAAAGGTGTTGATATGTTAATCACTCCTTTCGAAGAGTCTTACAATTTAATATCTGATATTTTTGCAATTATGCCATTCTCTTACGCAAAACATTATTTTCTATATGATGTATATGAGAGACTGCATATGTCACCTTTCGAAAAAGAATTTGAAGACTATCTAAGATATGAACGCAAATATGGTGAGGAGAATATCAGAATCCATAAAGAAGATAGATATTGCCCACACATGATGTTATTGCGTAATATATACATGAACAAACTACGTGGTGTAACAACAGACCAACTCAGAGTATCGATACAAAGATGAAAATTGCATTATGTTTTTCTGGTCAATCCAGATCGTTTGAAAAAGGTTATGAATATTACAAACGTAATCTACTAGACCATTACGATGTTGATGTGTACATTCATAGTTGGAAATTTGATGGTGAAAGAAAACTTTTGGAACTTTATAGACCAACAAGTTATGAATTCGATACACCACCACTAGTTGATTACGACAGCAAGTATACAAATACACCAAACGCAGAGAAATATCCTCCAAGATTTACATATCGAATGTTCTATTCGATGAATGAATGTAGGAAATTAGTCTTTAATGATTATGATTGGATTATTCGTTCGCGTACAGATTATGCATTGAACGTGAAGATTCCTTTCGAACAGTTGGACAATTCCAAGTTGTACATACCAAATTGTAGAATGGTACCGACAAGAGATTTTGGGAATGACCAGTTTGCTTTTTCGTCAAAAGAAAATATGATGAAATATATGTCAACATATGAAAACATTGATGAATACTACAATGGTGGCAATCAATTCATTGGTGAAGACTTGATGAGAGCAAACCTACACAAACACGGTTTGATTGGTGAGAAACTTGTCTATGTGAACATGAACAATCCATTTCCACCTGGCGCACACAACGGAACATGGCATTCTTTAATTCGGGATGATTACGAACAATGGACAAAATCATAAAGGAACTCAGTGGTCATTCCGGTTGCAAAATATTTTTGAAAGAAAACAAAACTGGATTGTACGTTGAAAAGACCGGTAACATAGAAAGAAATTTCAAACAAATGAAGTTTCTATACGATGCATGTTATCCTGTTCCCGAAATATATTCTGTTGGTGAAAATGTTCTAATCATGGAATACATCCATGGTTTGGATATGAAGAATTATCTAATACACAACAATAGTCACCAGCTGTTTAATTTTTTGAGTGTTTTGCTTGATAATTTTTCTGATGATTCCAAAATGAAAGACTATACCGAAACTTATTATAGTAAGTTGAAGTGGTTGGATGATTGTGATGAAATGCCATTCACAAAAGAGGAATTTATTGGCAAGTTACCCAAAATGTTACCTCAATCTACCTATCATGGTGACTTGACACTAGAGAACATCATGTATACCGATCCAGGATTTCACCTGATCGATCCTGTGACGATAGAGTATGATTCGTATATCTTTGACATTGCAAAACTCAGGCAAGACCTGGAGTGCAAATGGTTCTTAAGAAACACCAACGTCAAGTTAGAAGTCAAATTACAGAACCTACAAAATAAACTAAGAAGACAATATGAAGATGCTTTCGATGACAATCTTCTAATATTGATGTTGTTAAGAGTCTATCTACATACTAAACAAGGTGATGACAATCATAAATTCATTATGAAGGAAATAAACAGACTATGGAAATAATTGTACCCGCAGCAGGACTATCTACAAGATTTCCTGACATGAAGCCAAAATATCTCTTGTATGATTACAAGGGCGAAATGATGTTGATGAATGCACTGAGAAAATATAGAGAACTCGGTATGAAAATCAACATCGGTATTCTAAAAGAACACCAAGACAAATATGCTGTCATAGAACAGATACAACATGAATGGCCTGACAATCTTAATTTTGTTGTGATTGATAAACCAACCAAAGGGCCTGCCGATACTGTATATCGCATTTTATCCGAATCTGGTACCAAAGGCGAGTTCTTGGTTAAAGACTGTGACAGTTTCTTTGACCATGAAAACACACCAGGCAACTATATCTGTGTTTCTAATATCTCGGAACATGAGATTCTGAAGAAGTTGGCATCAAAGAGTTTTGTTATTATTAATGAACAGGACATTGTGACCAACATTATAGAGAAACAAGTTGTTTCAGATACTTTCTGTGTTGGTGGTTATAAGTTCGAAAGTGCTGAACAATACAAGTCTGCTTTTGAATATGTTTCACAAATGGATGGTGAAATCTTTGTTTCTGATATTATTGGTCGAATGTTGGATCAAGGACACATTTTCACCAAGAGAAGTGTCACAAATTATGTTGACGTTGGAACCGCGAATGATTGGTTTGAATACAATGACAGACCAGTGATCTTCTGTGACATTGATGGAACGATTGTCAAGGCACAATCTAGACTGGATCTTGAAAGTAAATGTCTTGAAGTGCCTTTACAGAATAATGTAAAAAGACTGTTGCAACTCCAAGATGATGGCGCACAATTTATCTTTACTTCTGCTAGGGAAAATGAGTACACATCACTGACAAGAGAGATGTTATATCGGTTAGGTTTCAAGAGTTTCACTTTGATTTGTGGTCTACAGAATTCTAGAAGAATTTTGATCAATGACTACAACAAGGCCAATCCATATCCTAGAGCTGAAGCCATTAATTTATATCGCGACTCTGACAATCTGAGTGACTTTCTATGATACCCGATAAGAATCTGTTTATTGTTACTTCATCACTTAAACCAGCCATTGGTGCATTTAATGATGAGGAAAGATTTTCACAGACAGTTGCATCGTTGAAGTCTATACGCAAGATATTACCTGATGCAATTATATTGTTTGCAGATGTTTCGGTTAGACCAGTTCAACAGATAGAAAAAGAAACTTTGGCTGGTTTATCAAATTATTATCTCGACTTATCAGAAGAACCAAATACTAGATATTGTGCAGTAAATGGTTTGAAAAGTCATGGTGAAAACTGTTTGTTATTTGCGACACTTGCAACAATTAAAAATGACTTAAAATTAAGTAAGATGCTCAGTTCCGTGAAAAGAATATTCAAGTTTTCTGCAAGGTCTGAACTTGAAGACAGTTTCGATACAAAAGAATATGAAGACTTATTTGGTAAGTTTGCATTCAAAAAAAGAATACCAACTTGGACAGGTGACATTAAGTTTGGTGCAGATCACCTACTAATTACTAGAATGTGGTCGATGTGCCCATCTTTAATGGACATCTATTTATCGGTTATACAGAAGAATTTGCAAATGTTATCCAATGGTATTGCAGACACCGAACATGCACATTATGTAAATATACCAAAAGATTATTTGGTCGAATTTGACAAAATACATTGCTGGGGATGGCTTGCAGGAAACAGGCAAATCGAACATTATTGAGTGCTATATATCGAACCGAATATTTGACAAATTTGCCAATGTGTGGTATAATCCATTATAAATAAATCTACGGGCAACCAAAGTGTGTTGCAATCAAAGGCAAATTAATGAAATCTTTTAAGTCATTTATCAGAGAACAGGTGGAGCCTGAAGAAGAAGGTGCGAGCCGTCAGATTAAACATTTGACGCACGTTGAAGATCGCCCACTCCAGAAAGGAGAAAGGGGTACAAAACATGCCATGAAATCTCTGATGGCTGCAGCCGATCATATCAAAAAAGGTAAAAAGACTTCCGAACTAACAACAAAATATGATGGTTCACCGGCCATCGTTTATGGCCACCATCCAGAAAATGGCAAGTTTTTTGTTGCATCTAAGTCGGCATTCAATAAAACACCTAAGGTCAACTACACTCCAGCTGATATTGTAAAGAACCACGGTCATGCGCCAGGTCTTGTCTCCAAACTAAAAGAAGCACTCAAACACTTACCTAAAGTTGCACCAAAAGAAGGTGTCTATCAAGGTGATATGATGTTTTCACAAGAAGACAAGAAGAAAAGTGACAATGGTGGAACATCTTTCAATCCAAATCCTTCTGGTTTGACATACACCGCCCACGGAGATCATAAGAAATCCGTAGACAAGGCATACATTTCAGTCCAAAAGACCAGAAAGAGTTTCAAAAGCACATCAATGCAGCACAATCCATACATGATACACATGGTGATGACATGTATGCTGGCACAAGCACACACCACGGCATCGGTGGTCACCTAGAAACTTATATGAATCATACAGTCCGCACCGGTGAAGAACCCAATCATCAAAACTTTAAAAACTGGTTAGAAACTACCAAAAACAAAGCTATTGATAAGTTGAAGACCGAAAAAAACAAAACAGTCAAACAGACAGAACTGAAAGATGAACTAGGTAAGATTGATAGAAACAAAAAACACTATAATAATCTATTCAAAATGCATGGTCATTTACAGTCCGCAAAAAATGTACTGATCAATGTGATGAATCAACACCAAGAATTTGAACACAAACACGGTGGCGAAACTGCAAATCCTGAAGGATATGTATTTCATCACGACAACGAATCAGATAAATTTGTAAATAGAGCTGAATTCTCTCGTAGAAACTTTGCTGGTATTAGGAACATTTAATATGAAAACATTTAAAAGTTTTTTAATAACAGAGGGTCGAGGAAAAATGACAGCCTCTGGTGCAGCAGGCGAAGAACATCTGAAAAAATACATAAACCCACATATAGGTTCACAAGAGTTTACACATACATTAGCTACTGACCACGAAGATTTACCTACTGGTTCAAAAATCAAGATAAGTAGTGCCTTTAAATATCCCGACGGTAAAATACATGTTAATGCTGTAGACCATGTTGGTGAGAAACATGTTATTCCCATTTCAAAATTATACAAACCCGGTGAAGCGAAACCTAATAAGGGTCACGATTATGAAAACAAATTTGTTGAACGTTTAAAACATCACGGAATTATGCCTAGTCACCTATCTGGAGCCGGATCAACCGCAGGCACAGATTTTGCTATAGAGAATAGAAAAACTAAAAAATTTCATGCTGGAACAGTAAATGGTAATTTATTAAATGGTGAAACAAAAGATGGTGTTTCTGCTGCCATGGGCCAATTAACAATACACCACACGAAAGAAAAGGGTTGGCACATAGGTGATGAAGCAAGAAAGAAAAGACCGCTTTATGCAAAACAAATTGAAAAGTCTGGAATATTAGATCACATGAATCAAAATTTTCCAAATCCAAATAAAGTTAAAACAACAGAATCTGGTCGAGCCAAAACAATAGAGATTAAACATCCAAATTTAAATCCCGCACACGCATACCTACAAGACCATCATGTACACGTTTTGCAAGTTGGTGGTTTTGGCACTTATAGTGTGGGTAAAAAAGATGAAACTGGCCACGGTTTACCAAATATTTCAGGTAAAGGTGTTTGGAGAATTAGGGAAAAACAAAAAGGCAATAAATCTGCAAGAACTGTTGCTTTTCATCCAGATGGAAAAAATGGATTAAATAAGAGCCATATAGATTTGGATAACGACGAACATTTGTTTAATTTTAAAAAGAGTTTGGGATTTAAAG